CAGTCGTTCAGGATCTCGTTCGCCAGCATACCCATTCCGGCGCCGAAGGCGTACTTGATCCGGGTCTCGACCTTCTCACGACTGAAAATGATTTTTACCGGCATCTGTCCGCCTCCTTACTTGAGCCCGATCTCCCAGTGATGCAGCCGGTCCGTATCGTCCCGCAGTCCGTCGACGGTCAGCGCCGTATAGGTCACGCCGCGCACGGTGATCCGCAGGTCGCCGCCCAGGCGGTGGGCGCTGTCAAGCAGTCCGCGCCAGTCGAGGGCCGGGGTGCTGCGCCGCGCGTCCACAAACAGGATGCCGGTCAGCTGCTCGTCCGTGTTCGTAACGGATTTCACGATCTTCTGTTCCGGCTGCAGGTGGACGTGGCGGACGGTGTAGGTCGTGTAGGTCTGGTTCTGATAGATATCGGTCCCGGTGCACGCCTCGACCGTCGCGGTACTCCGCAGGATTCGTCCCGGGATGGGTCTCAGCATACGCATCCCCCCACGACCGGCACGGCCGGGTTCATGAGGCCGCTCTGCTCCAGGTAGAGCGCCGCCATTGGGCTTACGTTGCCCGCCATCGCGCCGCCGGCGCTTTTCTGCTCGCTGCCGGCGCGGCCGTTCACGTGTACCTTGCCGACGGTGAAACCGTTGTCGGATCGGCTGCCGGTGACGGAGTCAAGGCCGTTGACGGCCAGGAAATCTGTCTGGCTGCAGATGGCTTTTTTGTACAGGGTCAGTTGGAACGCGCTCATTTCCGTCGGATCGGTCCACCGCGCCATTGCGCCCACGATATCCTCCGCGCGGGCGCTCAGCGCCGGGAAGGAGGCCTCGTCGGCCTCCGTTCCCAGGTAGACGTCCGTATAGTAACTGTAGTCTACCGTCGCGCTCATGTTGTCACCCCGTTACGACGCTTTCACGACGGCGGTGGTGTTGCCCGCCGCGACAGGCTGGCCGTTCGCGGCGACCGCCGCCACGGTGACCTTGTAATCGGCGGTGGTGCTGATCAGACCGGAAGCGGGCAGGTCAGCCCAGCCGTCGGCCGCGGTCAGCGCGGTGCCGACAGCCACGGCGGGAGCGGTGCCGGAAGCGGCCTTGTAAACCAGCTTATAGCCCGCAGGCACGACGCCGGTCACGGTGATGATGGAATCGCCGGCCGTCACGGTGCCGGCTTCGGAGGCCACGGTCATCGCGCCGAGCGTAGTGTCGAGGCTGACGAGCAGGCCGTCTTTCTTGCTGTCCATGGTCCAGAGGCCATGGTACACGGAGAACATGACCTTCCAGTACTCGCCGTCCTGGTTCAGGTCGGGATCGATCACCTTATTGATCTGGGGGCGCGCGATGGCGTCCACCGCGGGACGGGCTGCGATGATCCAGTTAACGCTCGGGCCGAGGTTCGCGAAGGTCACGCCGCCGACGGTCTGGCCGCCGGTCACGCCGTCGTTGAGCTGATAGACGCTGTGCATGTAGGCGCTCGGGGTGCCGATCAGGTACTGATCGTTCAGGGCTTCCAGCCGCAGCGTCGCGCTGCGGACCGCGAAGTCCTTGACATTGAGATAGCGCGTGATCTGGGTGCTCTGCTCAAGCAGGCTCTTGAGGCCGGTCGAAATCTGGATGTACAGCTGCTCGGTCTCGCCGATCTTGTCCTGCACGTCCGCGATATCCGCGAGCAGCAGGCCAAGGATGTTGGCCGTGGTGATGCTCGCTGCCGCCTGGGCTTTGATCCTGCCGTAGCTGATCGCGGCCTGGGCCACCTGGCCGATGCGCAGCGCGTCGATCTCGGGGATGACCTTCTCGTTCAGGAACACGCGCAGGGCATTGCCGACGTTCAGCGCGAAGTTGGTCTCGTCCACGTCATAGCGGCCGATGCTGAAGTTCCTGCCGCGATACCACTGCAGCACCTTGGTTTCCCAGCCGAGGGTCAGATCGCCCTGGGGCGCGCGGTAGCCGCTCATCGTGCCGAGGCCGTCGGTGCTCAGCTGCGGAATTTTGACTTCCTTGCCGCCCTGCCAGACGATGCCGGGGTTGGTGTCTTCCATCCACATCGTGCGGGGCAGGATGTAGAACTTTTCGTCGAGGATGCGGTTAAAAATCGCCGCATAATTGATGCTGTTCGCCATTGCTCATTCTCCTTTATTTCCATTGTTCGGACAGTTGTTTGAAGATCTTGTCTTCCTCGCTGTCCTGGTTCGTGCCGGCGTGCCCGGCCTGCTGCGAAAACTGCGGGGTTTTCTTCGGTTCTTCCTTCTGCTGCTGTTCCTGTGTCGGGGTGAAGTATTCCTCGTACTTCTCCCGGATGCCCGTCAGCTGCTCGGGGATCGCCGGCGCCTTTTCCCCTCTGTCCAGCATCCCGAAAACCTGCTCCCGGAATTTCGGTTTGACCTGCGCGAAATCGTCCCCGCCGATCGTGCGGAGCATGTCCCGCTCTTTCAGGATCTCCAGATATTCCGGCGTTGTTTTCGGGTCCACCGGTTCGGGCGCTTTCAGCCCCGCTTTGGCGGCTTCGACCGCCGCCTGCCTGGCTTCCTCCGCGGCTGTCTTCGAGATGTACCCGTCATCAAGCGCGCGTCCGTAGAGCGCGAAGAGCTGCTCGGTCTTCTGTTCCTCGGTCAGCTCGCCGTTGCGGATGATCTTGTCCAATGCGCCGCGTGTGAAAATGCCTGCCATGTTACCCTCCTTTTTGCGGCCTGATAGAGTGATAGGCCGATGCGTGTTTCACGCCCCGCCGGGCGGAGTTGTATTAAAAAAGCAGGCCGTGTGGTCTGCTCCTTTAATCGGTTTTAAAATCACGGCCTTTCGACCGGGTTTGTGATTATTGATTTTCTTCAGGCGGTTTCAATTCCTGCGGTTTATTCCGCTGAATGATCTCAATCAGCAGTGTCTTTACCGCGCTCAGCCCCGCGCACGCCGCGCTCAGCAGTGCGCTCTTCCACGCCGCGCCGGTCATGTCCATCGTGATCGTCGCCGGCAGCGCAACCAGAAACGCCTCCAGGAACGTCCACAGCGCGCGTTCGAGTACGTTTTTCCAGTCGATCATAGTAGTTACTCCTTTCCGCAGTTCCCTGCTTCCTTCATAACGATACAGGCAAGTGCTATCAGGTTTGCACCTGCGCCGAGAAAGAGCAATGCAATCAGCAGTATTTTTACCGTGATGCTCATGTTATGATTCCTGTGCGGGTTCAGCGTTCGGAGTGGGTTCGGGCTGGGGAGTCATGTCCGGGAACGCGCCGTCACTCCGCACGAAAAGTTGCTTGTCATCAGACGCACGAGTCACGGACACCGTCCAACCGACACGGGAAGGAGCGTCAGCCGTCATCAGACGGAGAATTTCAGCATAATACTCAGCCTGTGCGGCAACGAGCGCGATGCTTTCGTCCCCATTCGGATTGGCTTCGGTCGCCTTGTAGTTCCGGCTGTCGTAGGATTTTGGATAGTCAGATACATTGGACAGTACGCCTTGCGGATTGCTCTGGGATACAACGATCTGGGTCGCGTTGACAGTGAAAATGTTTCTCATGATGATACCTCCTAATGTTGCGCTCTTGGCGCGGTTTAACTGTTTTTTGTTAATCAAGAGCATATGCACGCCATACCCAACGTCCTGCCGTCAAGCCATATACTGGGTAGACTCTGACTGTATTGTCGGATGCACCTAATGCGTCCTCTGCCGTGATACCTCTCATTGGATACGCCATTACACCGTTGGTTGGATACGCCCCATTTGCCGCGGGAAAATACGAATTGACACCTTTGGGATACGAGCCGTTTTCATCTGCGGACGAATAGTCAAAGTGTGCTTGGTTTCCGCCGCTGATAGAATACGTCTGATCCGTGTCCAGTTGCAGAGCTTCTGCTGTTGCCCCGAAAATCATAACGGATTGAAATTGATTGCTTGAATCTATATTGCTGTGGTCTGTTTCTACCCGTTGCAAGACTATAAATATCTTCTTCGTCCCAAGATTATGGTTAATATATGCTACGCCGCTTGTATGCACAAACTCTCCGCTTGCCATTCTCGGTTTTCCGCTCATACTCGCCAACAGCCCCCTTCTCACTTCCATCAAGTCCATGCCGCGCCCACCCCCAAACAGCCGTTCATCACGTTGATTTCATAGGTCGTATTGGCCTCCAGACTGGTCGGGTCGAATCCTCCCGCCCATTTCATCGTCATCCCTGTCGGCGGCGTGACCGTCAGCACAGCGGGCGTACTCCCGCTCTCAAAAATCACGTCAATGATCCCGGTTTCTGGCACCGTGATGTCGATGGTCGAGACTTCTCCGCAGATGTACTGCACCCCCGGTTTGGCGACGATGGACGGGGTCGAGCCGCTGACGGTTTCGGGAGCGGACAGCATCTGGGAGATGGCGGATTTCGCGGTTTCGGTGTAGGTGCCGACTGCGTTTGAGGACGTTGGCTGGGTCGTGTCACCTGCGGCTTTCGCAAGGCCAAAGAAAACAGCCAAATGCTGATATGATGTGCATACCAAATCAACCAGATTATACCCAAATCTGTAAGCATCTATGTTAGATGCCCCAGCAATATACAATTCATCGTTTAATATAACAGAACCGCCGTTAGCCATTGCTCCTGTAGCATCGCTATTATTGACTTTTATTGCTCCCGCTACAGTTTTTCCCGCTATCGGCACATTCGCCACCCCATCCGTGACCACGCTCGTGCCGTCAACCTTCACATCGCTCACGCCACCCGATCCACCGCCACCCCCTCCTCCGAGGGCTTTGATCAGGGCGATCAGTTTTGCTATGCTGATTTCCATCGCTTACACCTCTTTCCATCTGCTTCCGGACGCTGCGGTCTCGTCGAAAAGGTAAGCCTTGGCCGTGTCGACCTCAATGTAGCTGCTGCCGGTGACAAGGTTGTCTTCCGGAGGCGTGTCGCTGCTCGTGCCTGCGGCCTCGATGTACTTCTTCCCGTTCACAAAAGTCTGTTCAACCAAAATCCGGATCATTTGCTTTTCCCCCTTTTCGTCTGCTTCGCGGCCGGTTTCTTCTCGGCCGGTTCTTCCTGCGGCTTCGGTTCGATCTTCGCCCCGCAGGCGGCGCAGTAAAACACGTTATTGACGCATCTCAGGCGCTCATGTGTGCATGCCATTATTTCGTCCCCCTTGTTATCGGTATCTGTGCCAGCCCAGGCGGTGGGATGTTATTCGGCCCCAGGTGTATGTTTCCCGGCGTCCGCGGTGGATCGTCTCCGCTTCCACCGTTTTGAAACCATTCCGTGATCAGCCGCTGCTGCTCGTGCGGGAAATCCGCCGGGTCGTAGCTGTCCGCCGGCGGGAAGGACGCGTTCACAGGTGTGTATTCCCGGTTCTTCCTCCGCGCGCGGCCGGTCTCGTCGCAGAACTCTGTAAGCTTCCCGTTCGCCGCGCTCACGCGGTCGCGCTGCCGTTTCAGTGATTCCTCATCTGCGCCCTGGGCTTTCAGCACGGCCAGGTCACGTTTCTCCCGCCGCAGCTCACGCTCGAGCCGCCGCTGTTCCTGACTCTCGGCGTAAGTCTTCTCGTTTTCCTTCGGGTCTTGCGGCTCTCCCTTGAGGGTCGAGAAGCCCGGGATAAAGGTCATCGGATAATGCCGGCAGTTGATGCCGAAAAGGCCGGCGGCCTGTCCGTAGCTCGTCTGGCTCTGCGGATAGACGGTCACCTTGTTCCCGTCCAGATCCTCGACCTCACCGCTCCAGTCCGTCCGGCTGATCACCTTCCCCTGCCAGGGATAGCAGAGCGGCCGCGCACCGTTGTGGCTGCTCACCTGGTACAGATCGGCGCCGTACTCCTGCGCGCGCTCGGCCACCGCGTCCCGGGCCACGTTAAACATTGTGGATCTGACGTCCATCGCCACATACGCTTCCGGGCTCCACTGCCGCCCGGCGTGATCCACGAAGCCCGTCAGGCCGTTGTCGACCATCTTTCGGACCGCTCCGCTGACAGCCTCGTTCCAGGAGCTCACGCCCGTCACGGTCTCGCCCGCGGCGACGTTGAGGATGCTCTGCGTCCGGCTGATCTTCGCCGTGATGTCCGCCACCGTCGCGCGGTAGGCGGCCTCGGTTGATTCAAGCATCGCGGTATTGACCAAATTCAGCTTGTCCGCCGCCTGGCGGTAGAAGGACCGGAACGCCTGCATCTGGTTCGGCGCCACCTCCGGCGGGATCAGGCCCGCGCCGAAGAGCAGCCCCTTTTCCGCCGCCTTCCGCAGCTTCGGTTCTTCCGGTTTCAGCGCGTCCGTGATCGCCGCTTCGAGGGATTCCCGCAGCGCGGCGTCCGCCCCGCCGAGGTTCCGGACAATGATGTCTGCCGTCTCGCGGGTCACCTGCCCGAGCTGCGCGAGCATCCGCGCCTGGTATTGGAACAGGTCAAGCGCCTCGGGGCCGTCCTTGATATACGGGAAATACTTCGCAAGGTTGATCAGGATCTGGTCCGTCACGCTGCCGTATACCTCGGCCATCGCCCAGGACATCGCGTCGAGGAACGCCGGCCTCATTCAGTGCCCCCGTACAGCCGGGTCACGTCGGTCACGTTCGCGGGGCTCTCCTTCCTGATCTCCGCGAGCTCCGCGTCCGCTTCCTCCTCGGTCAGGCCCAGGGTGTCCGTCATGAACCGCTTTTTGCTCATCAGGCCCGCGCCGACGAGCATCGTGCCCCGGGTGATCTCCGCGTCCTTGTCCTGGATGATGCTGTCGTCAAAATTGACCGTCACGTCGTACCCGCCTGCGGCGAGCGCGCCGATGTCCTGCCCCTTGTACGTCAGGCCGTAGCGCGCGGCCAGGTCGAAGATCGCGCGGACCATGTCGCAGAGCGCGTCCCGGATGATGTTCTCGTGCGCTTTCACCGTGCCGAAGGTCTTGCTGTTCTCGGAAATGACCTCGGTCGCGGTCTTCATCCCTTTCTGCTGATCAAACGCCAGGGTTCCGGGATCAAAGCCGATCTGTCCACAGAGGATCGCGAGCTCGCTGTTGATGCCGGTGACGTGCTCGTTGACCCGCAGGTCCACGCTGTTGTCGTAGATCTTCAGGTCCTCGGGGTTGTCCGTCGCGAGGGCTTCCCAGACCTCGTCGTCCGCGTCGAAGTATTTCTGCGGCCTGCCTTCGTTCACGCCGGCGGTCTGCCGCATCGCGCGTGCCGGGGCGATGATGCGCTTCTTGCCGAGCACAAACTCGCGCTGCAGGCTGTCAAACATGATGTCGATGCCGTGCAGCGTGTTCATGGCCGTGCTGAAAATACTCATCCCAAGCGGGGAATTGTCGTCTGCGTAGTTCGCGCCGAACGGCCGGATGTACTGGAAATACGCCGTCTCCGCGTCCTCGATCGTGGTATCCGGTGACAGCAGCGGGTAGATCTCGTTGAGCGGATACCACCACCCGAGGATGCTCTGCGGCTCCTCCGTCTCCTTGATCGGCATCCGGTAGAGGTCGTTTGTGATCCGGTAGGTCGATCCGTCCCAGTGATGCCACTCGACCACGGTGTAATAGTAACCTTCCCGCGCCTCGCGGCTCACGAAGATGCCGCAGCGTACCCGGGAATTGTCCCAGGCGGTCGGCACGAACTGGCTGCCCATGGTATAGCCGATCCTGATCCTGCCTTCCCCGGCGTCGTTCCCGTTCTCGTCCTTCGGTACCTCCACCCACTCGCGCAGCGCGCCGCCGCCGAGGGCGAAGGATTTCTCCAGCAGATCCCCGAACGCGGTTCCGAACCGGTTCTCCCGGAGCACCTCATGCAGCCACTCGTCGAGCGGGTCCAGCTCCTTGCTTTCCGGGTCCCGTCCGCGCTGGCTCACGCTGATTTTGCAGCGCTCGTTCCAGACGTAGCGCGCCATCTGCGCGCAGGCCATCTTGCCTGCGTTCATCGTCGCCATCGTGCGCGTCTTGCCCTTCGGATTGTTGAGCGTTTTCAGCGGCACGCAGTGCCAGGCCTTGTAATAGCCTTTGTATACTGCCTGCCACGCGAAGATGAACAGCGTATAAAACTCGCGGAATGCGGGCACGCCGTCCAGCTCGAAAACGTCCTTCTTGAAAAGCTCCAAACTTTCCGCCAATCTGTTCACCCGCTTCCTGATCCTGTCTCGAAATTTCAAATCGGCATCACCTCCATGCCTTCCACTCTGGGGAAGGTGGCCCGCCCTGCGGGTCGGATGAGGTTATAGGCCCCAGAGGCCGTAGGTTTTCGCAAAATGTGAGTAACTATAGCGCACTTCGTCACAGGCGTGATTGTAGGCGTCTATCGGGTTGCCGTTGTCGTCCGCGCAATACAGCCCGGCTTCCTTTACGAAAGGCTCCGTGCCGTAGCGCTCGTCCTCGACGAGAAATATATGCCCGTCGTTGAAGCCGCTCTGCAACATCTCAACGCCCACCTTCAAGCCCTTGCTCCCGCCCTTGACGTCATGCGCGTTGTTGTCCGCGCCCTCGGTCAGAACACCGAGCTTCTCGATCTCAAGCCGCAGCGCCTTGCAGGCCGGGTCGATAAATACGCTGCTTTCCCTGATCCGGTACTTCTGCCGCATGTACGGAAGGAACTCCCCGACGATGTGCCGCGCCTGGTCGCTCATTGCCATCTGCCCGCCGTCATAGTACCAGTCCCCGACGCGGTAGAGGCGGTATTCCTTCGGCCCGGGCGCGTACCGGTCGCCGGGATAGCCGACCAGATAAAAGCCAATCGACGTCGCATCCGTCGTGCCGCCGTCCCCCGCGCAGAACGCCTCAACAATGTTCAGCCCGTCCGGCAGCCGATTCAAAACGTGCCGGTCCGGGTTGAACATCCAGTAAATCACGCCCTCCGGGATCACCCGTTCGCCCAGCCAATCCCGCTTGTACAGAAACGGGCTTTTTTTGCAGGCCGTTTCGATTTCTTCCAACCGCTGCGGCGTTAATACCGGATTATCCTTGCACGTCCAATGAAGAAATCGGCAATCCTGCACATTCAGCACGTTCTTTATACACGGGTCGGCAGGGGATGGCGGGTTCAGATCGGCAATGTGCCAGCGGTCTTTCGCGGCGTATGTTCTGCGGAAGCACTCCTGAATCATGGAATCATGCAGAAGATTGATTTCGCAGAAGTACACGGAGCCAAGCGACATACCCGTAATGGCCTTGTGGCTGTCCGCTTTGCCGCCGCCCTTCCAGTAAACCTTCTTTTCGCCGTCCGGCAGCTTCACAAGCAAATGCGCCCCGGAATCATCATGGCTCACCCGGCAATGGCCTTTGAAGATATTCAAAAGCCCCATGCCATCCCCGTCCATGATCAGGCGGTAGGCTTGCTCCGCTGAATAGGCCGTTACCAGGTGCAACGCGTCCCGGCTGCGGATCAAATGCCGGGCAAAGCGCATCGTGCCTGCGGTGGTCTTCCCGCTTCTGGGCGTTCCTTCGTTCCAGTCCAGCGCGTGATCGTACGGGGCCATGATCAAGTCCGCCTGTTTTGCGCTCCATTCGATCATTGCGCGGCCCGCCTTTCGAGTTCAAGCAGGGATTGCAAAAGGGAATTATCTGCGCTTGCGGCTGCCATGTCCTCGGTCAAATCCTTATAAGCCGCCGTCAGATCGCGCAGCTTATAAACGGCAGTGGATTTCCCAGACTGGGTTCTGATTTCGGTTGCGTCCAGTGGGAATTTCTGTTCCGCCCTGCTCAACCGCAATAAAAGCCGCCGTTTGATGTCGGCAGCCAGAACCGCGTTATCGGCAGCGGCAGCAGCGGTTTTTTGTTCTGTCTGTGTTATGCTTTTGATTGTAGCTTGATTGCGCAGTGCTTTCCAGCCCTCTTTATTGGCCCGGTCAAGCATCGTTCCTTCCGCAATGCCATACTTCTTCGCCAGCTTCCTTTGGCTGATACCCCCGCCGATGTACTCGGCCCGGATCGCGTTCCAGTCTATCCGCTTCGTTTCTTCAATGGGTATCACCCCCGGTTCATAGGTTCAATCTTTCTCCCGATGTATGCAAACGGCGTATCACACACAGCCGCCACAATCTCAATGATGCTTGTGGCAAGCGCGATCTCCGCGCACTGGGCCGCCGAATACACGCCGAGGAAAGCGAGGAAGATAAAGCCGAAGTTTTCAAGACAGTTGCAAAGGATGGTCGCGGTGTTGTTGCGCATCCACAGCCACTTGCCGCCTGTCATCTCCTTCAGCTTATCGAATACTGCAATATCGGCCATGTTGGCGATCAGGTACATCACGATACTGGATGCCGTGATCCGCAGGTTCAGGCCGAACAGCACTTGCATGGATGGGTTGGCATAATCGTATTCAACAGGCGTATACAGCAGGGCGATCTGCGTAGCCACAATCAGCGCAGCGGAGGAAAACAGCCCCACAAGCACGCCCATTTTCGCCGTCTGCTTTCCATACCTTTCGCACAGAATATCGGTGCAAAGGAAGGTGCTGGCGAACAGCACCGATCCTTGCGCCGCGTCAAGGCCAAGGATGTTGCTGGTCTTGGCCGTGATGATGTTTGCCAGCACGGACGCAACGCCGATCCAAGCGATCAGCCCATACTTTCCAAACAGCTTTGCGGCCAGCAGGACAGCAGAAAAGCAGACGATGATTTCAATAAACAGATACAGGGTGTTCATGGTATAACTCCTTTGTTTTTTTACGTGGGTTGATGCAAACCACGAATATCAAAGATGCGTATCCGCATACTTTTGAAACTTAATCCATTCGGTATAGTTGTGCAGCGCGGCGGCGCGGCTGTCTGCGATGCGATGCCCCGGCGGCGCGTCCCGCTTCTGCATCGTCTTTCCGTCAAAGAAATACAGATAGCCGAAGCGGTTTCCCGTCGTCCACGCCGTGCTGTCCACGCTATCAAAGTGGTATTGCTGGATACCTTCAAGCGATGTAAAGCCCAGCGCATGGATTTTTGCGCTGTGTTCATGCGCGGTGCGGATAAACCACGGGAAATACTTCCACAGCGCCCTTGCGTATTCGCCTTTCTTCGCGCCGTCCACAAGCCCGCCAAGGGCCACATACGGATAATCCTTGCACAGCCCGATATACTCATCTTTCCCGCGTGACTTATGCCATACCGGGATGCTCTGCCGCCCGGTCAGCCGCTCCAGCTTTGCCCGCAGCAGCTTCACCCGGTCATACCCGACAACGCTGTCAATGTCCAACTCAAAGTATTTTTCAACGTGGTTTCGGTTGATAAAGTCGGCGTAGCGCTCCGCGTATGCGTCAAAATCCGGGCTTCCGCCTTTGCCCTGCATGAATGTGAATGCCCCGCTGTCCAGCAGGAAATCCCCATAATGCGGCATCAGCCTTTCGGTGTCTGCGTCAGCATAGAAGAAGGATTCAAGGATATAAGGTTTATATGTTTTTACAAGAGGGTCATACCCCCCCCACTTCTCCAGGGCCACACGCCCGCAAGAAACAGCTTCATTGCTAACCATCTGGGATAGAATCCAATGCCGACTCTCGACCCCGGCCAAGAAAACACGCAATACCTTCATCCCAGCCTTTCCCATGAGCAATCATTTTCCATAGGGGCTTAAGGTTACCTTGCACCCCCCCCCGCCAAAAAAATTCTCATGGTTCAAACCACTCCCCACAATGCGGGCATTGAATCCGCTTGGGCTCTTTTTCTTCCTGCTCCGGGGCGGGAGCAAACAGATCATCAAGCGCCGATGTATCCGTAAACGTGAATTTCAGCCCGCTCAAATCCACGCCCTCAATTTCCAGCGCGGCGATTTCTTCTTCCAGCTTGGCAAAGTCCCATCCGCTCAGTTCGGCGGTGCGGTTGTGCCTGATGGCGTAGTCCCTGCGCTGCGCGTCCGTCAGGTGATCCAAACGGATGCACGGCACCCGATCCAGCCCGAGCTCCATCGCGGCGATCCGCCGTCCGTGGCCCTCGACGATCAGGTTCTTCTCGCCCCAGATGCCGATGGGGTCGTTGAAGCCGTCCGCCTTGATACTCTCCTTGATCTGCTCGACGTCCTCCGGGGCGTGCTTCCGTGCGTTCCCCTCGTACGGCGTCAGCTCCTCCGGTTTCAGGTACACGATTTCCAATTCCATTTTCTTTCCCTTTCCTTCTTTCCGCCTGCAGCTGTATCCCTCCCCCGCCTCGAAACGTGGAATACTCCCGCCGGCGCGGAGGGAAAGAAAAAGCCCCGCGCGGCACTCACGAAAAAGGCGCCCCGGTGTGAGGCGCTTTTTGACGGTATTATTATAGCTTGTCAAGATGTCCGTTTTCGTCCGGAGTTTTCAAGCTCCTTTATTGCCCTTCTCAGGCTTCCCAGATAGCCCCAGCGCCACCAGCACGAATATGGCCGGATGTCCAGCGCCATCATTTTCAGATTGATAACGTCTTTTTCGCGCTGTGTCGTTGCCTTTTCCTTCGCAAGTATCAACTGTATTTTGCTTTCAGTCGCTTCTCTTTTCAAGCCACTTGTTCACCTCCCACAGCGCCCGCCCGTGAATGACGAGCGTCTGTGTGCGCTCATACCCGATCTTGTCCTGGATGTCCGGCCACCCCATCCCCTCGACATACCGGAGCACCAGGACCGTCCGTTGCATCTCATCCGGCACGGCCTCAATGGCCCGGAGGATCTCCGAGAGCGCCTGCGCGGATGCGTCGAGCATCTGCTCAAGCTGCGCGGTCTCGTCCATGATCCGCGCAACGTCCTCGGCCATCCGGTCGCCCGCGCCGCCGCCGGAAACGGGCACGGCCCGGAGGCGGCTTGTGATCGAGGTCGCCCGGTCGTATGCCGCGTCGATGGCTCTGCGGATGCTCTCCTGGCGGATCACGAGCGCCCGGTAGCGCCGCAGGTAAACCTTCGCCGGATTTTCAGCCCTGTGCTCCATGTCTGCTCCTCCTATGCGCCGCAGGCGGCGAACCAGTCAAGCATCTTCTGATTCCCGGTCTGCGCGCAGTGCATCATGATCAGCTGCACGGCCTCCGCCGCGCTGTAGTATGCCGTGGTCACGCTCGACCGGTTGAACCGCGTCCGGATCTTCGCGACCGGCCGCGCGCCGGATTTCCGCAGCAGGCTGTACATATACTGATAGCTCAGCCCGTACTCCTGGGCCAACTCCGCGACGCTCTGCCACCCTTCCAGGCGTTCCTCGCTCTCCGGGACGCCGCGGAGGAACCATTCGTGCCGCTTCGCCTCGTCCTCGGGTTTCTTTGCTTTGGCCGCCGGTCCGCCGAAAAGTCCGCGCGCGATTGCCTCTTTTCCGTACTCGCATACCGCGCGGTTTTCGCACTTGGGACACATCGACCCGACACAGATCGCCCGTCGCAGCTCCCGGTCCGTTTTCTCGCTTACCGGATGCGGTTGCCGTACGTAGTCCTGCGCCTCCTCAATCGGCTCGATCCGTCTTCCTCTCACGCCTGTCATGCTCCGCTCCCTCCTCCATGATCGCCACACGCTCGTCAAGCTCCTCAAGCCTGTCGGCGGCTTCGGTCAGCAGTTGCTTCGTTTCCTCTGGATTGACTTCTCTGTATACCGCCCCCGCTTCAGCGCAGTACCTCAGTTTCCTGATTATCTTGTCAGTCTTCATGCTACGCCTCCCAGATGCTTTTCAGTTCGGCTTCGATTTCAACGCTCAGTTTTGTGTGTAAGATTCTCGCATGAGTATACAGTGCCTTGGTCGGAACTACTGCGCCCCATTTATCTTTCTTGTGTTCTCGGTTTTCTTCGGCCTTTTCGATCAGGTACTCACCCAGAAGCTGAACCAGTTTGATTTTGTCATCAGTCTTCATCCCACTTCACCATCCTTTTTTGATTCCGTAGTGCCGCTTGATGATTTGCCATTTAATCTTTTCAATCAGCTTCTTAAGCCTACACAATACTCGTATCCTTGAATCACACTCTTCGCAACAATCCTGTGCCTTGCAGAAACCGTAGGCAAAAGAATGGTATTGAGAATGATCATTTGTCCATCGTAAGTGTTCCACTTCCTCTTTGGTGGGCCATTTCGTTTTACTCATGCCATCACCGCCTTAAAGTGTTCCCAGTATAAATTTGATAACATTGATTTTTTCTTCTTTTGTCATAGTCGGCACTATTTCTTCAATTCTTCGCCTATCTTTTGCTTCAGCATTTGTAACCTCTCCAAGAGCTTGAGATTCTCTGCATCCGTGGTGCTGTGGCATCCGTCATCCACCATGAGATTCCCGAAAAGCCACACGCACCGCAGGATCTCGAAACTTTCCGGTTCCCCGTCCTCCGGCTCGTACCAGATCTCCACCCATCCCGCGCCGCAGGAGATTTCCAAATCCTTCCACGGGATCGGCTTTTCCCGGTCAGGCATCGTCATCCCGCCTTTCCCCTTCCGCACAAAACCAATTATCGCCCTTGCGTACTTCCTCGCACGGCAACCACATCAGGGCTTTCCCCTTCTCCGTATCGTTGCGGTATATGCAATCCTTGCACCGTACAACAGGCACGGCATCGACAGTTGGCGCGTTCACAACAACCGCCGCCATCTCGCACATACCGTCGCAGTCCGTGAACTTACGTTCACATTGTTCGCGGCATATTTCATCCAATAATTCATCCGCATCAATCGGTCGCATCTTCCTTCTCCTCCTTCGGCGGCTCTGGAAGTGGCATCATTTTCGTAACGTCACGAAAATGTTTATTGTACCTTTCTGTAGCCTTTCTGATCTGCCCTTTTGTCGGATACCATTCACTTATCCGTCCGGGGCAAATATCTGAAAAAACAAGGATTTCGTCCGACTCTGGCAAGAACGTTCGCATTTCGCACTCTTTATTCAGTCCCGTTATTCGTACGCGCAATACAGCCATTCCCGGTTTCCACCAACTATCCCATTTTTCTGATAGATATACGGCAAATTCGTGTTTCCGTCTCAGCCCGTTATTCAGAATATCACTGACATTTTCTTTCTTCGTTACATGATATAGGTAATGCTTCATGTGTTCCTCCCAAATCGTTCAAGCATCCGGCGTTTCCTCCTTCGGCGGTTCAGGAAGCGGCATCCAATGGGTGATTTTATAATTAACGAAAAAATAATCCCACGGTTCTGCCCAAACTTCTTCTCCCGGTAATTGCCAATGCGACCTATACAGGTATCTGTAGCTGATTTCTATCGTATGTTTATTCCTACATCCATCTGTTCTTCCAACGCCGTAAACAAGTACGCTCTCTTCAAGTTTCGGCAGTCTGTCCTTGACGCTGATCCAGCCGCCCACGGTCGGTGCATTGCGAATATCATCAAGCACCTGCTTCAACATCTGCATTTTTCCCCTTGATATATCAAGGGAGACACCGCATGGCACGCTTGTCGGATGATTTTCAATTGTTTCAATCAATGCGTCCCCGTCAATCGGCCGCATTTTCCAGTACCTCCTCAAACGTGATCTGGCCTTCAATCGGCGGTTCAGGCTTTGTCTTCGGTTCATGCTTCAGCCTGTCAATAACCGGAGTAAACGTCCGCATATCAACTGCTTTGTTCATCATGCCGCAGCCGTGTTTGGTTACCGCCCAGTCAGTGCTTTCCGCGCAGCTGATGCCGTAGAGCTCGCACTTGTAATAGTGTCGGTCTGACGGAGTGGTTTGTATCAGGTGACTGCACCAACGGCATCTATCGCTGACCTCGCCGAAAAGCTCCCACATGGCTTCGTGCTTACGCTTACCTGACATACGCTTCCACCCGTCCTTCCTTCGCCCGTCTCTCGTACTCCCGTACCCTCTCCAGATGCTCCCTGTGCTTCTCTTCCTGCGCGTCCTTCAGCCTGAAATACTCATACGCTTCCCGGTACAGGCAAACGCCCATCGCCAAGCCGAGTATCAGCCCGAGCGCAAATCCTCCGATCATGTTTCCGCCTCCCAGATCTTCACTTCGATCCGCGGCTGCTCCGCGGCCCAGGATTTCAGGATCCTCGCGTCCACTACCTGGGCGTCGTCCTTCCAGGCGACCCCGTTCAGCGCGTCGCAGACGGCCTTCAGGATGTTGTCCGCGTCCGGTTTCTTCGCCGGCTTCGTCCTCCGCTTCTTCGCCTTCGGCGGGGTAAAATAGCAGTCCACCATGATCGCCATCGGCGCGTCCCCGAAATACCATCCTCTGGTCTGTGCCTGGTACTCCATCCGGATCAGGTTTTCATACAGCGCCGTCTTGTCCGGCGTATAGCTCATCGTTTTCCCCGTGTACTGGTTCCGCACGGTCCGCGCCCGGGCTTTCCCCTGGGGCTCACCGTAGACCGTGAAGCTCACTTTTGATCCCGTTTCCATTCGTCCCCTCCGTGCTTCCTTCTCCGCTCCGCGCGGTCAATGCAGGCAGCATCAAACTCTGCGTCTTCCCTCCGCTTTTCGCGGATCGCGTCGCACTCCGCCCGGAACGCCAGATACCGCTCACAGCGCGCGTGGCACCCGAGGTGCCGGTCTCCGCATCCCAAGCACGGTGCCCTCATACGATGATCCGCGCGCGCTGCTTGCCCTCGTACACCCGCCAGACAAGCTGCTTCATCCAGGCGGCTTTCTCCTCCGCACCCGCGCCGATCTTGACCACCACTTCCGCGAACCATGCCGGGGTGCTGATCGGGTGGTCGGGCCGGAAGCCCATCTCCCGGACGAGGATCAGGTCCCCGACCCTCAGCTGTTCCCGGGTCCGCATGATCGCGCGGATCATCTCTTCCCTGGTCCGCATCCGCAGTACGATATGGCACCCCGCCGCGGGGATTCTGTTCGTGATATCCAATCCAAGCCTGAAAGGTTCGCTGCTCATTTTCTCTCCTTCCTGCCTTCCCCCGTGGGGAAGGTGTCGCCGTCAGGTGACGGATGAGGTATCCACAAACCGCCTCCCGCATCCCTTGCAGTAGCGGTCCCGCTTCTCGATCCGAATGCCGCAGTTCCCGCAGCACCATACCTCGCGTCCGGTCACGCAGTCCCGGTCCGGGAACCACTTCTCGATCCGGCTCACGCGCTGCGCCGTCTGTGCTGCCTCCGCCTCGACGCTCTCCACGTCGAGCAGCTTTGTGATGCACCGCTCCACCGTGCCGGCGCTGCGGTAGCACTTCAGCCGTTTGAGCTCGTCCCGGAAATCCACCAGGGCGGCTTTCGCGGCGTCGAAATCAATCAGTGCCATGTTGTTCCTCCTGCCTATGCGCTGTGCCTCGGGCTGTTATTCCTTACCTCGTTCCAGTCCTGCAGCGCGTTGAAAACGGAGGACCGGATTATCTGCGACAGCTGCTCAACGGTCAGCCACGTCTGCTGGATCGCATCCGTTACCTCTTCCAGCTTTTTCACCGGGTTTGCTTCCGGATCGGGCGCGATGTCGCTTTCCTTGATTCCGAAGAACGTATTGAGCAGGTTGATCATCGACATCGGCATCCGGCCTCTATCAGCCGCGTTTTGTACCGCGCTATTTGAATACCCGATCTTGATTCCCGCTGCCGCTATGTTCGACCCGCGCTTGCGCAGCTCCGCCTTGAGCTTTTGCTTGTCAATCTGGATGCTGTTAGTGTTTCTCATGTTTCTTTCCCTCTCCTTCGTTCCTTACATCATCGCCGCTTCTCTGAGCAGCGCTGCGTCGTTCTCCTCAAAATCGCTCTCGTGATACTCCCGCTGATCGTACTTCGCGGCGTTCACGACTTTCAGCTTCTCAGGTCCCTTCGCCGGAAGCACGTCCTCCCACCGGCGCTGATTGATCCAGGTTGCCGGGTGCGGGATATACCGTCCGCCGTCCTCCTGCCACTGCGCGCTCTGCTTCTGGCGCTCAACGGCCTTGACCATCGTCTCGATCAGCATCGCGTCGGGCTTGAGCTTCTCAAAAGCCTTGATGGCTTCCTGCTTCGCGGTCTTCCGAGGGTAGGCTTCCCAGAACCGGTCGAAGCCAGGAGGCGTCTTCTCCTCGCGCGCGCGCGTCTTCGTGTTCTCGTTATTGTTTTCTTTTTCTTTCTCTTTACTATTTTTTTCTATTACTATTACTTGTGCCGTTTCGTTGCCGTTGGTTCTGCTTCGTTTGCTTTCGTTATCGGTCGTTGACGGTTGTTGACGGTCGTTGTTGTTGGTCATTCCATTTAGTCGGTTGTTGCGGTTCGTTTCGCACTTGGTCGCGTAGTCCTGCTCTATCCTGTCGATATCGGCCTTGATAAAGTCATACGCTATGCTTTCCCGTCCCGCGAGTTCCTGCTCCTCTCCGGTCATATGGTACTTTGCCAACGCCCGTACAAGTCGCCCTAACTCTTGATCTGAGAGCTTCGCCAACGGCTCAAGGTATCCATCCTGAAAGATAAAGCCAGTCAATTTCGCCATTGTTCCCTCCGTGTTCTCCCGGATGCCGTATCCCTGTACGCGCTTAATCCGGTTGCTGTGTTTACTTGTTTTCCGTCACTTCCCCGGTCTCGCTGTCGACAATCTCCGCCTCAACCTGGATCGGGTTGATCTCCGTCATATCCTCGCCGATCTCCGTCTTGATCGTCTCGTCGGTCGCGGCCTGGCGCACAAAGTCGCTCTTCAGCGGAGCGTACTTGAGCACCTTCTTGAGGACCGTCTTCTTCGCCATCTCCTCGAAGTTCGTCTGCCACGGGCTGAAGCCGCTGCCGAACGCCTTGCTGTACTTCTTCGCGTGGCTGCGCACGTCCTCGATGCTCATCACCTCAAAACCGAAGCCCCCGTCCTTGGTCCTGAACAGCGCGTAGAACGCGATCGGCTCGCCCTTGTCGGCGCCCATGTGCGGCTTGTGCTTCAGCTTCGGTTCCAGGCCGAGCTCGTACTCGAACTCGTCCTTGGCGTACACCGTGTGCGCCTGGATCACGCTGATCTCCCCGCTCCGGTAGGCCAGATCGAGCAGCCCTTTGTATCCGAGCTGAAACTGGCACTCGAGGACGCCCTTGTTCCTGAACGGGATCAGGTACGCCTGCCCGAGCGGGGTGTTCGGTTCCAGGCCGAGCTGCGCGGCGGTCATCATCGCCCCGAGGAAGCTGCCAGGCGTGCACTGCTGCAGCTGCGGGTTGGTGCTCAGTGCAGAAAGGGTGATCCGGGTGAAACGCTCCGGTGTGATCACGCTCGGCAGTGCCTTCGCGATCTCGCCCTGCATCTTCGTGATGTAGTCCTTCAGGCTCGTCCCGGTCTTTGCAACGGCTGTCTTGGCCGTCGCGTTCTGGATCATGTTTTCCGTCATTTTCTTTCCCTCCATTAAATATGCTTCACGGTGAAAACCCGTGCAGTCGTCTCTCTCATCCAGGGCTTAAGGTCGATGTCCGGCCGCGCCGCCTGGAACGCTTTCCGGTCGAAGCTGCTGCGCGTCTGGCTCTTCCAGGTCGCGGCGTACTCGCCATCCGCGCCGCGCTCGTGATCCCCGAGCTCCTGCTTGATCAGCGCCTCGATCTGGTCCTTCTCATATTCCAGCGCCTTGATCTCGCCCTTGAGCTCGATGTACCGCTCCATGTCCGCCGCGCGTCCGAAGAGATCCACCTGGGTGCCGTCGCTCGCGGGATGCGCTTCGTCCAGCGCCTCGATATCGTCCGCGACTGCCGGCGGCTCTTTTCCCTCTTCCACGTACCGCCAGAAGGTTCTCTCCGCGTCCATCAGGGCGCTGATTTCGTCCTCGTTGCGTTTGATCTCAAACACCCGCAGCCCGTCCTGCAGCACCAGCACTGCGAGATACGCCTTCTCGGCTCCGGTCACGGCGAGGTAATGCACGCACTGCACGTAGTACGTCGGCGGGTATTCCCCGTCCGGAAACTTCCGCATTGTCAATTTACTGGTGGTCTTGCACTCGAGCACGGCCTTCTCCCCGACGATCTCGCGATCGATATTCGCGTGCGCGAACGGGTACTCGCTGTTGTAAATGATCGCGTTCTTCCTGCGCACCTTCTTACCGGTGGCCTCGGTAAACCGCTCCGCGACGTATTCCTCCAGATCGCGGCCCAGCCGCATCGCCTCGGTCTCCGGTTCCTCCTCGACCTTGCCCATCTTATCCAGCCACACCCCGAGCGGGCTCCGGAAGCTGTTCAGGCCAACGATCGCCGCGGCGTCGCTGCCGCCGATTGAGTGCCGCCGGAACCACAGCCAACTTTCGCGGGTCATGTCCTTGGTCGAAACTGTCCTCAGCATGTCGTGATCACCTCGAACTCGTGATTCGCCGCAGCGTCTTCCATCTCGTACCACTTGCCGGCCTCGACCTCGAGCTCTCTCTGCTCGTCCTCCAGGTCGCTGATCTCGTCGGTCATCTCGTCGATCCGGTACTGCTTGTCACGGATTTCCTGCTCGATCTCGTGCAATCTCTCCTCAATTTCCTCGATCCGCATTGATTTTTCTCCTCTCGGGTGCTACAATAGCACCGTGATCATGTTTTCCTTCTCCTCGCCCGCCCGGTTGCAGCCGGGCGGTTTTTCATTTTCTGGCCATCGCGTAGGGCTCGCGCATCCGCCGGTTCGGGATCTCCTCGATCATCCGTTCCCATTTCCGGTTCTTCCGGATCAGCCACCGCATTTCCGCGTTCCGCTCCCACCGGTCCCGGCTCGTCTCGATCCAGTACAGCAGGAGCGCCCCGGCGATCATCGTGATCGGGATCATCAGCAGCCTCATCATGCGCTCGTCCTCCTTCTCGGCACCCGCATCCCGGGCACCCACTCCTCGTACTTCACCCGCCGCGCGGGCTTCTTCGTCGCCTCTCCGGGCGTCACCGTTTTTCCCGCTTCCCAGGCCGCCGCGGCGCTCTCCCAGGTCCGGAGCGGGTTTTCCATGTGCCGCATCTGCCGGATGTACTTCCGTGCGGTCTGGATCGTCACGCGGTACCGTTCAGCCAGATCCTCCGCCGTCAGCAGCCTGTCCATTCAATCACCCCGCTTTCCTGTCGATCAGTTCGTCCACCGTTATCTGCAGCGTCTTCGCGAGTTTCGCCAGAATCTTAAATGACGGATGCGTCGAGCCGTTCTCCCACTGCGTGACCGCTGCCTGCGTAACGCCAACTGCCTTCGCCAGCTGCTCCTGCGTCATCCCGAGCGCGGTTCTCGCTTCCCTGATACTCAGCATCTCGATCCTCCCTTCATTAGTATGCTTATATTATAAGCCATGCTTTTCGCTAAGTCAATAGCCGGACTTATAATTCAGCGTAAAAATTTTCCGTGCCCTGCCTCGTCAGTGCCGGGAGGGCGTCCCCGGCAGACGGCCCGGAGGCCGTTTCGGCTCAGTACCCATTCGCTTCCCAGTCGAAGCCAAACCTGGCCTTGAACTCCGCGTTCAGATCGTCGAGGATCTTCTGGTAAAACGCCTTGTCCTCCGCGGCGGCAAGCTCTCGCTTCGCCCTGAAACGCCTGTAGTCATCCACCATTCCGCGCCCGATCTTGTCGGTCAGAATTTCATAAATGCCATACTCCATTTCCTTCTCCTTCCTGCCGGGGCTTTCGCCCCGGCTCAACTTGGTTTCTTACTTCGCTTCCAGCGCCTTCGTCGCGTCAAGCACCATGCACATGATCACGTCGTGCTTTTCTTTATCCGTCAGGCTATCCCACTTCGCCTGCCCCATCACCTTGATGTAGGCTTCCTTCATGATTTCGATCGTCGCTTCCCAGCTCTTCATGTTTCCGTCCTCCTCGTTTTTGTGTCCCTCATTAGGAACACTTATATTATAAGCCTTACTTTTCAATATGTCAATAGTTTTTCTAATATTTTTTTGAAAAAAATTAGGAAATCTTTTATAATAGAGGAAAAAGGAGGATGAAACTATGCTGCCGATCAAGATCAAAGAGCTCAGAAAGTCGAAAGGATACAGCCAGACGCAGCTCGCGCAGAAGCTCCGCATCTCCCAGGGCGCGGTCAGCCAATGGGAAACCGGAGAAACCGTCCCGTCTGCCGGTCAGCTCGTCTCCATTGCTGACTTCTTCGGGATCTCCCTGGACGAGCTGCTCGAACGGAATACAGCCGCCTCCGGGAAAGACGAAGCCTGGGCCATCCGCGAGCGCCTCCGCCGTGATCCGTCCTATCGTCTCCTTTTCTCTGCCGCCGACTCCGCCACGCCGGAGCACCTCCGCGCCGCTGCCGCGATGCTTAAAGCGCTCGAACCGAAGAAGGATGATGCCGATGCTCTGTGACGGTGAGTACCGCGTTTATCTGGTTTCCTTCCCCGGCGACATTAAAGCCGCCGTCCGTCTGGACGAGGATGGCTTCCCCTCGATCTATATCAACGCCGCCCTGTCCCCTGCCGCCAGGCGTGCGGCGTTCCTGCACGAAATCCGCCATATCAGGCGAAATGATCACCTGAACGCCCGATCCATTAAGGAGGTTGAATCATAATGCCCCGCAAAAAGAAATCTATCATCCCCGGCTTTTCCATCAACCGCGCCCTGGGCATCACGTCCGCCAAGCAGAAGATCGCCCGCGCCACCGGCATCCCAACCACGAAGCAGGGCCGGAAACGGAAGATGGAGCATCTCTTCTTCTCGCTCTTCTTCGGGAGGAAGAAACGCTGATGCCCCGCCAGAAACGTCAGCGCCTGAAGTGCCGTCCGGACGGCAGGTTCTGCTGCCGGTACCGGAACCTGTTTTTTTACGGCGCAACCGATAAAGAGGCCCTCGCCGCCCGGGATCAGTACAAACGGGACGAGGCCGCGGGCGAGCTCGCCATGCGCTCCGGGCTCACCGTCGGCACCTACGCGCTGAAATGGCTGCCTCTGCACAAAGGCTCGGTGTCCGAAAAATGCTATGCCGACTACGCGAAGCAGATTGAAGCGCTCCTGGACGCGATCGGCAATCTCCCCCTCGCGGACGTCACCCCGGACGATGCCGCGGGTGTCTGGAAACACTATGCCAAATACTCCGCTTCGACCGTCAAACGGGCGCGGATGCTGTTTATCTCCCTTTTTGATACGGCCATTGAAAACGAGCTCTGCCGCCGGAATCCTTTCCGCCAGAAATCCGCGCAGCCGCCCGCCGCTCCCTCCGGCACGCACCGCGTGCTCGCCCAGGAAGAGGTTTTCCTGATCTGCTCCACCCCGCACCGCTTCCAGCTCGCGGCCTTGATCATGCTCTACTGCGGCCTCCGCCGCGGGGAGGTCCTCGCCCTGGGCGCCGACGACATCGACACAGCCGCCGGCACGATCACGGTATCAAAAGCCGTCCGCTTTGACGGAAATCACGCGGTCCTGACCACGCCGAAGACGAAGGCCGGCCTGCGCATCGTCCCGATCCTGAAACCGCTCGCCCCGCACCTGAAAAACGTTTCCGGCCTCATCGCCCCGTCCGCCTCCGGTACCGTTATGACGGCTATCGCTTTTAAGCGCGCCTGGGACAGCTACCTTCACGCCCTCTCCCGCGCCGCCGGTCATCCGGTCCGCTTCCGCCCGCACGATCTCCGCCACACCTACTGCACCATGCTCCGGGATGCCGGTATCGATATGCACCAGGCCATGATCTGGCTCGGCCACTCGGATGAAAAAATGATCCTCCGCGTGTACGACCACATCACCGAAAAACGCACCGCCCAGAGCGTCAAAATCGCGAATCGGTTCACGGTTCGCAGCCAAAAAGACGCGGATCGTAGTCAAAACGGTAGTCAATCTTCCGACCCGTCTCCCGAATCCCTTTCCCCGTAAGGCCTCCGCCCATCCCGCCTATCAGACTCCGACTCTGGAGGCCGCGCGTTCGAATCGCGCCGGGCGCACCAAGAAAAGCCTTGAAACCAAAGGGTTTCGGGGCTTTTCTCTTTGGCTTTGGACAGGGTAAAAAGCGATAAAAAGAGTGAATCATGGTTGTCAAATGGTAGTCAGATCTGTAGTCAAATAAAAAAGCGGCCCCGATTGACGGGGCCGTGTTTCATTTTGTAATCAGGTATTTGGTTATTTCGTCCTGGGCGGCTTTGAGCTTGTCGACGCTGTTCCCGGTGACCTCGTGATTGAGCAACGCCAGGATGCCGCGGAGGAGCACCTTGTTCCCGTCCTCCAGGCTGTCGATGCGCTTCTTGTCGCGGTCGAGTTTGGCGTCGGTCTCCCGCCGCCATTGCGCGGCATCGAGCGCTGGCTGCCTGGCCTTCTTGATCTTCTCAATCAGGGCCAAGATCGAAAGCGTGAACGCGATCAGCGCGGCTCCGACCCAGAGAAACGTCATTAACGCATCCGGTGTGATTTTGTCCATTTGTGTGTCCCCCTCATTTTCTCCATCTTCTGTGGTCGTCGCTCGCCGCCAGGACCGCTGCGTACATCAGCGTCAGGACGAGCGCGGCCATGATTATTGTCACGATCATGATCTGTCTCACCTGATCCCCGCCGCCTTGAACGCGTCGAGCACCTCTGTCACGGTGCTGCGGCTCGCGTATCCGACCTGTCCCGTGTGCGGGTTGCGGATCTCGATTTTATCGTCCAGGGTGTCCGGCACCTCCGGTTTCTCTGGCTCCGCGCTCGTGAGCGCTGCCCAGGTTTTGTCGCCGACGATCCCGTCCGGGGTAAGGCTCATGCGTTTCTGGAAAGTCTTGACCGCGTCCTCGGTCTTCGCGCCGAACGCGCCGTCCACGTCCAGGTTGTACCCCCAACCGTTGAGCAGCGCCTGGACGGTCTTGACCTCCGGCCCGACGCAGCCGCGCTTTACTATCGGATTGTTCATCTCTCCGCCTCCGTAATCGATGCCCTTGATTTCGCCCCATTCGTCCCAATGGGAAATCTCACTGTATACCACGCCGTATTTCGTGCCCTTGGCTTCGATACACTTGCCGCCGCCGATATAGACGCCGATATGGTGCCGGTTGTCGTCGCTCTTGCGGTGCAGGAAGACGGCGGAGCCGGGTTTGATCTCCCCGCCGCCCTGCTTCCGCCCGAACTCGATTTCGCCCTTGTCACGGCAGTACTGGTTCCAGATCGTGTTCGATCCGTGGAAGATGTACGCGCCCCACTTGGCCATCAGGGCGACCCAGAGGCCGCTGCAGTCGTAAACGTGCTTCCCGATCCACTGCCCGCCGTAGGCTTTGGTTTTCTCGGTCTGTGCCGCGCTGCCAGTCTGCCGGGTGCCGCTGTTGACGGCCACCTGGTCCGCTGCCGTCCAGATCTGGCCGTAGGCCGACCAGATGTACCCGCACCCCTCGTCAAGGATGGCCTGCGCACCGCTGACGATTTCGCTTGCCGGAATCATACAATCACCGCCTTACGCCAATATCCAAGTCGCAGAACCGCTGATATGCGAATTGGCGGGAATATTATGCTGACCGACTCTGATATAAACCTTCCCGTTGCTTCCTGAACTTACTCTTACCTCGCCCCAGTTCGCCGGGAAAGAATTATAATCATCTTTTATAGCAAAATAAAAGTCCGTATCTGGAATATAACCGCTCGGCAATGTTGCGATTTCATACGGCACGTATTCGGTTAACGCGCTATTTACCTCCGCGTTGAATGTCAGCGTGACAACCTTTCCAACTCTCGACAATTCGCCATCAACCTGTGCAGATGTGTTAAACAACGATGTATTGCAAATATTCAGGAATGCAACCATATCCGGTTCCTGCGTTGCCGCAATTGCCGCATAATAATCTTCCGGCGCGGGTGTCCAATCGGTCGGCATTGTCCCGGTTTCGATCATAGGATGCCAGATCGTGAAATCAAACGCCTCACCCACATTTTTGGTCGAAAAGAAAATCGCAAGCCGAACATTTCCGTTTCCGGTCGCAGTCTGTTCAACTTTCATGGCCGCGCCCGGATCAATCATTGTATACCCCGGATCATACGGAAGATTTATTCTCACGCCGCATTTATTTGTTGAGTGATTGTTTTTGATGTATATGCTGATTGTATAGTTTTTCCCACTTTCGCCGATATACTTTCCGTATGCGATATTTTCGGCTTTCCCGCCTACATAGCACACATAATTATAAGCCCCACCGCTTCCAGTGATCCTCGTTGCGTCCGTAGCTCCCCATTCAGGAACAGCCACATTTCTTGTCACTGCAAGCGTCAAGTCATCAGAATATACGTCTGGTTTCGTGCTGTTCAGCAGCAGATTTCTTCCGCCGACCTCAAGTTCGTCAAGCTTTTTCTTATCGCTATAGCTCATCAGGCCGTTTACGCTGGTCGTGGCTGGATCATAGGTAGTTCCGACAATATACCATCGCATAATGCCGGTCGTACGTTTCAGCCTGAACGCCAATGTCTGCCCGCCGTTCCACGCGTTCAGTCCTGCCGGCTGCACGTCATTGTAGTAAATATTACCGACAGTGCCGTTTACGCTCAGCATCGGGGTGCCGTTGTAACCTTGCGCGTAATCGAACTTCACGTACACGACGACTCCGTCTTTAAAGTACAGGCCGTCGATATCACGATAGTTGGCACCGATTCCCGTAGCAACTTTCGTCTGCGTCGCGGCTTCGGTCGAGCATGTTCCCGAATACTGAATTTTCCGGGTATACAGACTGTCGATCACGTCATAAATCTGCGGCATTCCTACCCAGTCCATATCCGACCATGCTGCCCCGGCGGCTTTCGCGTCTGTACACCGGTAAATCTTATTGTCCTTCCGTACGTAGTCTCCCTCAGCATACGCGCTGCTGTCGGAATAGATCGGTGCGTTCGAGATCACGTTCTCGATGAACTCACGAAGCCCGGCGGAGTTTACGGCTGAAGAAGCGGAGTTGCTTGTCGTGTTGCTGTTCAGGATCGTTTTTCCGTACCGTCCGGTCGTTGCGCGGTCGCCGTCCACAATGAACCATACGTCCTCATACTTTGTCAGCGCCAGTACGGTCTCTGCCTGCCATTCGCTTGCTCCGGCGGGTATTCCTCCACTTCTGTAAATATACAGCGCGCCGAGGTTATTCACATTCAGCAGCGGAATTCCGTTGTAGGTCTGCGGGTTCACAAACCGCACAAATATCGTCAGACCGTTCGTTAACGCGGTGATCCCACTGATTGTAACGGTTTTTTCCTGCGTAGCTGCCGCGGTTGTGCACTCTCCATAATATAACGGTGTCATGTTGTTCAGCTTCGTTTTGTCATTCGCGCTCATCAGTCCGGCCGCGCTCTGAGTCGCTGTGCTGTTCGGGATGGTCAACGTCCTGTCTGTGACCGTCATCTGCCCGTTGATATCCTGTGCTACCTGTGAAAGCGTGACCGTTCCGCCGAAAGCAGGCATCAGGTTCGAGGTGGGCTTGCCGCTGACTGGGGTGTAAATATGCTGTAGATTTTTAATATCGGTACTCAGCACCGCCGCCGTCGCCTGTGTCGCATCCCAAGCCCCGACCGCATGTGCGGAAGTGAATTTGTACAGCTTCGCGGGCGCGTCTGCTCCTGTCGTGTGCCAGACATAGTCTCCGATATTGTACGCCGTGTTGGTACTGAAAACGGGCGCGATGGATGTCAGCAGGCTTGACCAGTCTGCCGGGATGGAATCGATCGCCGCATCGATGGTCGCAATCAGGGTATCGATGCCGCTGATGATCGTGCCGGGATCTACAATGGTATCGGTCGAGGATTTCTGCACGCCCACGGTCGCCGCGCCGATGGTCGTCACCGTGCTTCCGTTGGTCACCTTGATCACGATGACGATCTGCCCCGGTACAGCGTAGGCTGACTGGGGAAGAACAATCCACCCTTTGTTTCCGTTGCTGTTCCCATCCACTACCGCCACGGTCGCGCCGTCAGCGCGGAGGATCATGCCGCCGACCGTGCCGGAGATTTCTTCCGGCTCGCCGTTGTTAAACAAGACCACGCCGACCAGATTCCCGGCGTTGTCCTGTGTAAACAGCGACCCGTCCAAAACCTGCGGCTTGAGCGGCTTCTGTAGATCCTGATTCAGCCATGTTTCAAATACCGCCATTATTGCCTTCCCCCTTCAGAAATTCGTTGATTGGCACGTCCTCGACCGTCCCGCCGAGCCGCCGGATCTCGGCTTTCAATGCCTCGATGGTCTCCTCGCGGTTCTTCATGTCCTTCCCGTACCCGGCTTTTAACGCGCCCAGTTTCTGGACGATGGCGACCATGTGGGCGCAGAATCCGATGTAGCCGTGGGAAATCAGGTCTTTGACCGCACAGTCGCAATCCACGATAAGGCTGTCCAATAGTTCGGTTGTGTTCATCATTCCGTTGCTCATGTCGGCACACTCCCTAAATAATGTAGCGTGTTCGCTGTGACTGCGGTAACCAACTTCCCGTTGGCAAGCTGTTCCTGCCCGTACTGGTCATGATAAACGTAGTCATGCGCGGCCCCGACCGTCACGCCCGTGACGACCGAGGTGCTTTGCCAAGTTGCCGTATCGTTGCTTCCAGTTATCATAAACCCTGTTCCTGCTGTTACCGTTGTACCCGCTGACAATGATTCATCTGTATGAATCCAATTCTCTGCGTATATCGTTTGCAGGAACTCGCCTTCTCCTTCAACGTGAAGGTCGCCGCATCCGATATTCTTTGCTTTCAACGCCGTAACAAGCCCATCTATGTCGATGATATCCGCCAGAATTTTTACCGCGCTTCCGCTCAGTTGCTGATTCGCCGCATCAATAATGACCCCGGCTTTCACGTTGCCGCCCTGATCAATCACGATGTCGATGCGCCCCGCCTGCACGTTCAGCTTGCTTTGCAGCATGAGCGCGTTGTCGGTATGATAGACAATCACGCCGGTCTGTGCGTCCAGTTCGATGCCGGCCTGCCGGAGGATCTCGTCGACCGTGTCCATATCCTCCTGCGTGGCCTTGAGGCTGATCAGGTAATCGTTGCGGTCGATATTCGTGTGAAACTCCTGCCGCTCGTATTCGACGTTCGTCTGCCCACGTCCGCCAACGCCTCCACCGGAGGCACGCTCGGCAGTCTCCCGGTTGATGTAGATGATGTTCGGGATATAATCCCCGATCTCGGGCCGGTTCGCCGTCGGATCGAGAAGGTCGATATCAAGCCGGATGATCTGCTTCTGGAACTTCTCACCCGTCTCCGGGATCTCAATGATTGCCGTGTCGTGCAGGCGCAGCGGGACGTCGTTATATCCGAGGCGCCGGAGGTCTGCTGTTGTTCCGCTGATGCTGATCCGCGGCTCCCGCGTCAGTTTCAGCGCCTCCCAGGTCTTTTCGAGCAGGACGTCTGCGTCTTTGATGTCGCCGTTCTGATAGTAACCGAATCTCGGCCGCCCGTTCCGGCCGTACAGCGCGGTGGCTGCCGGGTCCTCAATGTATGTCTGGCCGGCAGGCTTGGCCGGGTGGTCCGCCGTCGCGGTCCAGACCTCGTCCTCAAACGTGAGTTCCTGCATCTCGTCCTGACCGGAAACCTCAACGCTCCCGCCGTACCCGTACAGGGCCGTCAGAATTTCGGTATCATCGTAGGTGACCGCGGCGTCCGCCATGTTCTTGTCGACCGAGAGCCGCAGGCCGCGCCAGGTTCCCTGGGCCGGTGCAATATCCAGATACCGCCCGGAGATGTTCCCGTTTGCGCTGACGGTGACGCGCGGAGTGATATAAACGTTCCAGTTTGTCTGGATCGTTCCGACCGCCTGCCATACGCTCCCGCGCCCGATGTTGCAGCTCGAAACGTTCGTTGCCGTCACGTTTCCGACGCTCCAGAGTGTTCCCGTCAGGATTCCGCCGAGCGCCTGGGTGGGTGTTTTGTTGGTGATCTCCTGCTGATTGATATGCTCATCCGACAGCTCGGAAATCGCCACGCTCTCCGCGACGATCTGCTGATAGTGCTCCGGTTCTGTATTCGTGAGATGCCGGATCTCAAAAAGCTGCAGATCTCCGGTCGCCGGGTCCGCAAAAAGCAGCCGCATCCCGCGCGTGATCGCTTTCTCACGGTCGAACGGAAACGTCAGGTTGACGCTCATCTCTTCCTGGGTCCAGTGCCCCTCTTCCATATCGTCCCGCGCGAAGAGGAGCGTTCCGGCCATGTTATAGAACTTGATCTCCATTATTGCCACCTTTCGCGCCATTTCACGCTGCCGGTTCCCGTGATCGTCTGGCTGCCTGTTTTGGGAATCAGGAAGCTCGACGCCACGGTGTACTTGTCCATGATCGAAACGCCGCCGACGTCGATCGTCTGCCGGTTGAGGTCGATTGTCAAATCCCCCGCCGGAATCTCGGAGAGTGTGATCGTCTCGCTGCCGTTGCTGTAGCTTTGGTTCGTCGCCGCGGCGTCAAGCGTGCGGGTGATCTTCATCAGCGGTGCTGCGTTCCCGAGCACGTAGAACGCAGACCCGCAGGCCGTGCTCTTTTCCTCGGTACTCGTCCAGAATGGATTCTCAAAGCATGTGAACGTCAGGCGGAGCTTTGCCTCCCACCACTGCCGGAAACTCGGCTCCGGTTTCCCCGTGCATACGCACTGCAGATACTTGTCCGCGTACAGTGGGAGCTCGAGCCGGTATTCCTTGTCCGTCTTCGCCCATTCCGAAATAGCAAGGAGCGCCGCCTGCCTGGTGATTTTGTTTTCGCGCTGCAGGCCAAAGGTGATCGCGACCGTCCGCGTGCCGCAGCGCATCCGCACAAAGTCAGAACCTGCGTTGATCGCCCGAGGGCGGGATACCGGGTTCAGCTCAACAGGGCCGACCCGGATATCCTCGATCCTGACGGGCGCGATTGTCTCGAGTGCTACGCCGTCGAATAAAATCATCTCTGCTGCCACCCCGATCTTGTCAAACTCCGGAAGCTGTTCCCCTGCTCCTCGGATATCACGCGGCCCACAATCTGGCCGCTTAGGTAAACGTTACCGCCTGCACGCACGTTGTCACGCATTACGCCGCCGAGCGTGTCGTAATCGACGCCGCGGCCGCCGTTCTTGAAATCCTGCCAAATCCGGTTCTCCTCTGCTGTCAGGATGCCCTCGCCCTCGTGAAGCGCGGCAAGGTAATTGTCAAACGGCACGTAATCGAGGCCGCTTTCGTGTGAGCCGTTCAGTATGCTGCCGCCCTTGTAGCTGAAATTCCCGAAGCCGCTGATGAAAATGCCGTACCCGTTCAGCCGGTCAAGGTCCGCGATGATGGCGTCAACTGCTGCTGAAACCTCACCCTCGTGGTCGTTGATTCCCTGCGCCAGCCCGCTGATCGTCTCGCCCATTGCCTCAGAGGCGATGTCGCCCAGGTTCAGCGCTGCGATGCTCTCGCGTGCCTTTTCGACCAGTCCGTCGTAGACTTCGTCCACCGCGAGCTTCTGCTCCGTCAGGGTGTCCGTAATTTCCTGCTTGCCCGCCTGTACCTCGGCATACAGGTCGTTGATCGTATCTTTTTGCTGTTCTGTTGCGTTTGCGAGGGCATACAAATAGTCAGCGCTTTCAACGCTTCCATCCGACAACGACGCGAGTAGATCAGCATTAAATCCCATCTTCCGCGCCTTTTCCATGTTGTCGAGGTAATCACGCATAAACTTAACCTGACTATCGAGGTTTGTTTGGATATCATGCGCGGAAACGCGGGTATTGCCGAACTCGTTGATTTGCTTGTTCAGCCTGTCCCATTCTTTTTCGTTGTCCTTCGTCCTCGGGCCGAGCTGTTCAAGCTGTCCGTTCAGGCTTTCCAGCTCGCGCTCCGCTCTCTGCCCGGGTGTGACGACTTCCTCGAGGCCTTTCACCGTTCCGCTGATCGAGTCCATTGTGGCCGCTTTGAGGTTCGTCACGTAATCCGTGACCGCCTGCAGCGATTCCTGCGCGGTCTGGATCGCGGTCTTTTCGGTGCTGCTCAGCTCCCGGATGCTTTCGCCGGCGTCATCTGCAGCCTCTTCAATCACGCCAAGCTCCTCGGCCAGGATCGCGTACATTTCCGCTTGGATCTCCTCGGTCTGGTTCAGCTCATCGGCTTTCTTGGCGTACTCGTCCTGTGCGGCAGTGACCCCGCTGAGCGCCGTGGCGTATCGTTCGAGCGCGTCCACAGGGTCGTTCTCGGAGTGCATCACATACGGCCCGGTGTGCATCCAATTCAGGATATTTCTGTCGATCGTCCCGGTCGCCTGATAGGATTTATCCAGCTCGTCGAACACGTCCTGCCCGACGATATTCGCCAGTTTCCGCGCCTCGATGTTCGCTTTTGCGCGGGCCTGCGTGATTTTGTTTTCGTAATCCGCGAGATCTTCCTTCGCGCTCTCTATCGCGTCCCGCTGCCTGTAGTACGCTTTCCAACGGATCAGCGCTTCCTGCTGTTTTTTCCACTCGTCAACATAGCCCTGCAGCGCGTCCGCTCCGCCTTTTACCTCGCCTGTCTCTTTATTGATCAGGTCGGAAAGGCCGGGGATCTCCTTCTGCAGTTCGTTCAGGTTCATCAGCCACTTGGCCTGCGCCGCGGCGATTTCTTCCTCGGAAAGCCCGAGCGCTTTCAGGCCCGCCGCGCCTTCTTCGCTGTCGCTGCCGAGCGCGAGGAAATAGGCCGAGAGTGATTCGAGGAAGGTCTTTCCGACGGCCGATCCAACCTCGCCGCTGAAGCCTGCCGTCAGTGCGGAGAGGAGGGTGCTCCATCCTTCTGCGTCGTTCGGGTCGAGCGTGTTTGCGGCGCTCGCAATGTCTTCGAGGAAAGTCGCCACGCCTTCGGCATCCGTGCCGCCGAGCTCTGCAAGTGATCCGGCGTCTTCGAGCATGATATTGATCAGCTCTTTGAAAGCATCGGCCCGTGTCTTGTTCATGCTCTTTCCGCTGAGCGCTTCGGCCAGACTGTTGATCTTTCCGCTTGCTATCGCCGCGTCTCTCCCGAACGTCGAGCCGGTGACCTTCTGGACGGCCTGCATCCACCCGGTCCAGTGCTTCTGGCTGTCTGCGTCCAGCTTGTTCGCGCTGCCCGCGATTGTGCCGAGATAGGTCCCAGCGCTCGCGCCGCCGGAGAGCGCGTTGATCATGGTGACGGCGCTGTCGCTTCCGAGCGCGTTGACAAGGTCGGCCCACATCTGCGGATACTGACCACCGAGGTCGTCCGCCGCGCCCGCGATTGCCGTCATCGCGCCGGAAACTCCTTCATTCTGCAGGATGTCGTTCAGGTTCGGCACCTTGTTCGCCAGGGTGTCGAGCATCTCTGTCCAGTCGTCTTTCTTGAAGTTCGTCGTCTGGCTCAGTGATTCAGACAGCCCGCTGATCACGCCGGCATAGTCGTTGTTCTTCGCCGCTTCCACGGCGCCTGTAAATCCGGAGGCGCCGTCAAACGCGCTGATGAAATCGTCCCACCGTTTCCCGGCGCTCGCGCTGATCTGGTTCGCGCTCCCGGCGAGCCTGCCGATCGTGCTTGCTGTCCCGCGCGCCTTCTCGTCAAGGCCGGAAAGGTCGCCCTCCATCGCCTCGACAGCCGTCGCGAGGTTGCTCGTGTTGATCGCTTCCGCGCCGATGCTCCCGAGCAGACTGATCAGCTCGGACGCCTGCGCATGGATTTTCTCGACCTCCGCGAGCTTCGTGTCTGTGTCGACGTTGATCTCGTTAAACTCCTCGATCACGGTCTTTTTATTGATCCCGCCCGTAAGCGTCTCGAGGAAGTCCGCCAGCGTCCCGGCAAGTGGCTCAAGCACCAAAAGCATCAGGTTCCCGGCTGCTGTCTTCATGGTATCGACGGCCGTCTGAATCCTGCGCGTGCTGTTTGCGTAGCCGTCCGCCGTCTTGGCGAAGTCTCCCTGGGCGTCGGCGGTCGCCTGCATGAGGTACTGATACCGAAGCATTGTCTGCTCGCTCTGGCTCATCTTGTCGAATGCTTTTGTGATCCCCTGGGACAGCGCGTACGCCTCGAGGTTCGCCACGCTCATATTGATGCCGAGCTGCTTGAGCGGTTCCGTCTCGCCGCTGATGCCGCTCCTGATCTTCTGAAACGAAGTCTCGAAGTCGATATTATAGAACGACGACATGTCGGCCGCGAGCCCGGCGAGGTCGGTTGACATCTCGACGATCTCCGGCCCGGCCATCCCGGCGCTCTTCATCATCGCGCCGAGCGTGGAGGTGAATCTCTTCGCCTGCGTTTCCGTCAGACCGAACTGCGCGCCGGCTTTTTTTGACCACTCCTCGATCCGGTTTGCGCTCTCTCCGAAGGTGGTATCTACGACGTTTTGAACCTCGCGAAGATCGCTCGCGGCGTCAATCGCGGCCTTTCCCCAGTCCAGGAGCTTTTTCGCCACGCCTGCCGCGGCGAGTGCGCCGCCGACCTTTTTCGCCATGCTGACGAATCTGTTCTCTACCTGGTCTGTCCCCTGCTCGGCTGCGTCGTCCCACTTCTTACTTTCTGATTTGATCGAGTCCGTTACTTCTTTGATGCCGCTGATCGCTTTTCGATTGTCCGAAGTAATCTCGAATACAACCTGCCCGTCAGCCATCCTGTCCGTCACCTGCCTCTATCATGTGCATAAGCCCGGCAAATACGTTTGCCACGTCTTTGTCGTACTTTTTCGCCTGTTCTTCGTCGCTCAGATGCAGCGCCACCTGTGCCTTTGCTTTCATCAGCCACTGCCGCTCCTCGGCGTTGTACTTCGTCGCCTTCGGCATTGGACGCGTCCTAATCCCGAGCACCTCGCTGTACCGGCTCCCGTCCGGGATGTTCTGCAGCAGCTCCCGAAACTCGAGCCAGTGCAGACGGTCCCGGAAAAGGTCGATCCCGTAGCACTGCCGGAATGCCGAGCGGATCAGCCCGGCGTCCTGCTCAAAGCTCGTGACCTTTTTCTCGTCTCCGGTCGGCTTCTCCTCAAACAAAAGAGCCCGGACGGCAAGCATCACCCGGTGTACGTTCCTCGGGTGCTTTGTGAGGCATTTCAGGGCCTTATGCTCCCGCGCCTCCGGGATCAGGTCATCGCGCTGCATGATCTCCATCATCCGGAGCACGTTCCGAAAATCAAAATCCAGCCGGTAAAATCTGCCGTTTATCTCCACGCCCTCCGGGAGCGCTTCCTGCAGTTTCATTTTTTCTGTGCTTTCACGATCAGTTTACTGAGCCGCTCGCGGAAATAGTTTCCGCATATGCTGATAACCGCCAGCGCGTCCGCCTGGTAAAATGCCATCAGCTTTTCCGCCTGCGCCGCGCCGAAGAGCGTCTCGGCAAAGAAAAGCGCTGCGCGTTTCCTCTCATCTTCCGGGGTTTCCTCGGTGATATTCTGCAGCATTTTCTGCGCTTTGTTCAGTCCGGAAATGATCCGTCCCGGGTCCTCGTCCACGGTCAGCTCCAGACGCTCTTCGCCCTCGCGCACCGTGATTTTATCGTGCACCCTGTTCAGGGTGATTTCATACTTCCGCCGAAACATTTTTCTTTCCCCTTTCATTACAAAAAAGGGGAGGGTTTCCCCTCCCCGGTCTCATCAGGTCACGTCCGTCACTACGGGTTTGCCGTTGAAGCGGATCGTGCAGCCGAAGGCGTTCACGTCCAGCGTCTGGCCGCCGAAGGTGGTGATCGCGCCGATCGTGCAGTCGCAGACCATCTGCTTTCCTTCCGCGATGATCTTCACGCTGCTGTTCCGGTCCTCGCCGAGCTGGAACTGCAGGCCGGCGATGTAATCCTGCGCGGTGTCGCCGACGATGCGGCGGCCGGTAATCGTCAGCTCCGGAGCCGCGCCTGTCGTCTCGTTGTGAGCGAAGCCCTCGCCGCAGAGGAAGAAGAACTGCTGGTTCTGCTCGTTCTCGTTAAACTCCATGCCCTCGATGCCTTTGCACAGTTTGGCATAGGTCCAGGTGCCGGCCGCGCCGCCACTGCCGGGAGTGTACTCGGTGCCGATGTAAAGCTCATTTACCCAGTTCGCATTCATAGCTTACTCGCTCCTTTTGGTTTCAATTTTCACGGTCAGGGACGATGCCATCAGCCAATCGTTATTTTCTTCGCGCCCGATCCGCTGCGGCTCCGTCGCTGTCGTGATGTCCACGATCTGCCAGTCGTCTCCTGACGGGTAGCTGCGCGCAAACGTCAGCTCCTCGTGGATCTTGTCCATTGCGTCCGTCAGGGTCTGCAGATTCTTGTTTTTCCCGTTGATCGTCAGATCGAGCGGGATATACTTGTTTTTATCGAGGTATACTTCGCTCGGGACGCTCGGCCCAACCTCGCAGGTGATCCCTGCGCCAGCCGGCAACGCTCCGCGCGTGACGGTGGCAAAAAGTCCGAGCGTGTTCATCATCCGGATCACGGCTTCGACAGCCTGCCCGATGATAGTCGTCGATAGGTACTCGCTCATAGGTTCATCTCCAGGAGGCGCTGCGCCTGTTTTTCCCAAATCGGGAGCCGTGCCTTCTTTGCGGCCTCGCACCACTTCCAGGTGGCGTTCGGGTTCGGGTCCGGGATCGCGGTCCGGATTTCCCAGTACTGTCTGCGGGTGTACGGTGTCTGCCAGATCAGTTTCCCGTCGTCAAGCTGCGAGTGAATATAGCTCGACGCGATCAGCATGCCTGTGTCCTCTTTGCAATACTGGTTGCAGTCGTTCAGGATCTCGTTCGCCAGCATACCCATTCCGGCGCCGAAGGCGTACTTGATCCGGGTCTCGACCTTCTCACGACTGAAAATGATTTTTACCGGCATCTGTCCGCCTCCTTACTTGAGCC